CAGAGAATCATCAACGGCGACTGTAATCGTTTTGCCACCATTGAGATATGTAGCTGAATTGCTATCTTGTGCCACCCACCACCGAATGACCATTTCTGTCCCTTCGGGATCAATTAGGTTCATGTCCCTGTCGTAGATTGTTCCCGTTAGGTTTGCGGTAGTGTTTTGGTTAAAAGCACTTCCCTTGTCACTAACAACGGTTAGCTGATATCCGCTCTTTTCTGCCATCTCCTGTGCGGCCTGTGCAAGGTCATCTGCGGTCTTCGCCTGTTCCAATGCGGCGTTGACGTCTCGCCTCATCGTGTAAGCATTTGAAGGCCTTAGGTCAGAGTCTTCCTTTGTTTTGAAGGCACAAGTGAGGTTCTCGATAATCTGTCTCGTATAGTTGAGAGTCGTAATTGGGAAGTAGTAATCCTTGCCAGTAATGTTGTCGGTTACGTGTAGAACATCTCCGGCTTGCAGACATGGGTGAGACAAAACTGGAATGGTTCCAGGTCGAAAGCTCTCGCCAAAGATAGATTTAGAAACCATCTCGCATATCTGTCTGATATTTGAAATGTCAACAAACGGATTCTCCTTGATATCGACAACGTAATCATCACTGCCGTACAGTATGCTGATATTGTCATTCGGTTGCGTTCCAGAAGACTCAGGCAAAATCTCCTCGCCTGTCCTCATCAGAGAACCATCAACAATGCTGTACGTCGCACCAGACTCTACGTGTGCTATCAGTTCACCGCTGTCGTTCAGCGTAAATGTATCTGACACTTGAGACGACCGCATGTATATCAGATTGCCGTTTGGATCTACGGACATTGCCATCAACGCTCCGCTACCACTCCCGGCATCAATCCTAATTCCTGTTACGGATATGGGCTTTGTCCAAAGACTCTTTCCGTCAAATGTCGCCGTTACATTGTAGGCGTTCTCGAAATCATACCACCCGATAGCAAGACGGCCTTGCTCGTCCATCCTTGCGAAGTTTCCTGTTACCTCACATGCATATGACAGCATCTGTCTGTCTGTAAGGACTGTTCCCTCGTTTAGTTTTGGATTTGGCAGTTGATAGTCCCCGTTTTTCGGATTTTCTGTCGCAAGAGTTATGTTATTTTCCTGACATAGTCTAGCTACAAGGTCCTTGAATTTGATAGGGAATGTTATCTCTGTCTGAGATTGGTCAAACAGTTTCAGTCCATCAAGTGCCGTGCATCTTACAACATTGCCCGATGTGACATGGCTGTTTATGTAATACACGCCCTTCGGCAGATACTCCTTTGTTCCGTTTATTTCGTAATAAAGGAAAGGTATACAGACAGCACCGCTGAAATCGACATCATCAAGTGAGCGGTCGAAATTGGTAAGACCGAAATTGAAGCCGCCGATAACCGCAGATCCGAATTTGAATTCTCCGTCATTAGATGTCGCCTCGCTAAAGGTAACCGTATCTCCCCAAAAGTCTCCGTCTTCCAGCCAAACAACTATTCCGCTTGCCGTGGTAAGCTGCATTCTGACATGAGGTATGTCACCGTTATTCACTCTCTGAATGAAAGCAGGGGGAGCACTTATCATGTCTATCACCTCTCTATTATGTCAAAGCTTAATGTCTCATACAGCTTCTGTTTGACAGACCATATCTTCACAGGGGCAGAACGGTCGCCGACATAAAATGTCTTGATTTGATATGCGTTTTCTTTAGCATCAAAGTATCTTACATTGATGTATTCGGGATTGAATGCAGTAAGTATCATCGATGCGACTTCGGGAGTCACTGCGTTCCATCCAAGCTCTAGCTTAACCTTCTGAGTGACTCGGCCTTTGAACATTTTGCCGCTGTCATCACGGCCTGAATCTCCGATGGAAACATCTTGAAGGCTCCATTGCATCTTGGACGGGTTAGGCATATCCACTCCATCAACTCTAATCAGTGCCATATGTCCACCTCATATATATGAAAGGGAGACAGGCATTACACCCATCTCCCCATTGTTTTTAATACCCGTAGGAATACTGCGACACAGGATTATATCTCTTATCCAAAGATCTGTTGCCCTGTTGCACAGCCCTAGCGAGCACTTCGTTACTCTCTGTGTACAGAGTTGCGTTGACATTGATTGGCCGCTGATTCTGAGCGGTAATCGCATTCATGATTATCGGTGCAACCCTATATGCTATTTCGTCGGCAAGTTCAGCGTTTCCACCAACAGGCATTCCACCCGAATTGACAATTGCACTTGCAATCTTCTTCATAGTGGATTTTCTTTCCAGAGGGATAGCTGCTTCTGCTCCGGCCTCACCGAATACCTGGAAGCCAACAGGGCCAGTGAACAGACCACCTTTGGCGTTCTCTGTCCATATACTAGCCAAGATCTCCCTTCCCTTGCCGATGATGTTTGCCACAACGCTCTTTGCCGATGTGACGATATCAATCGTTGCTTTTACGGTTTTGTTGGCCAAGTTTTTGAAACGGTTGGAGTATGCAACAAAGTTTCCACCATCATAACCTTTGAATGTCTTTGTGACATCCTTGTTTGTCGTATATTTGTAATCCGAAAGCTTTGAACTGAATCCGCCGCTCTCTGTGCCACGGTAGTTCTTGGTTACGTCTTTTCCGCTTGTGAAAACGTATTTGGAATACTTATCAAGGAATCCACCGCTCTCAGTACCTCTGTAGTTCTTGGTCACATCTTTCTTTGTCGTGTAAACATATTTGTTATACTTATCGACAAAACCGCCAGCCTCAGTACCAGTAAACTTCTTCGTGACGTTCTTTGAGCCAGTGAAGATATATTTACTGTACTTGTCGAGGAATCCCCCAGCTTCTGTACCAGTGAATTTCTTCGTAACGTTGTGTTGCTTTGAGTAGACGTACTTTACGTACTTATCGAGGAATCCACCACTTTCACTTCCTGAGAACAGCTTGTTTACGTCGTACTTGTTCGTGTTTGTGTACTTCGAGTAGCCAACGTTGAAAGAACTAGATGTAGAACCATCCATCAGTTTCTTGACAATCGGATTCTGCATCAATGCCGCCTTCGCCGCTTCGAGACTTGCAAATGTAGGATCTTTCTTGCCAGTCAAAATTGTCTGAATGGTCTGCGTGGCAGTTGTAGCCGTAGGTGACGGAGTGATTGGCTTGGTCTGAATAGATGTGTTATATCCGGCTCCATTCATTCCGGCTGCATTGAGAGCCTGTTGATTCTTCGTCTGACCCTGTGCAGTCTGCTGTGCCGCATTCTGCTTATTCCCACCAGTGTTCAACTGGAAGGCATCGGTCAGACCACTCTTATCAGCAAGATGTTTCAGGAGCAATCCCAGTCCAGCCGCACCAATTGCCGCACCACCAACAGTAGCCGCAGTTCCGGCGGCACCAGCAGCACCAGCCGCTCCGGCAACACCAGCCGCAGTACCACCACCAACTCCTGTGAGGGAACCACCAAGAACCTTGGCAAGGAATCCACCAGATACCTTGGACGTGAATAGTCCAGCGATGAGTGTAGGACCTACCTTTGCTCCAAGCGTTGCCGCTATGCCAGCCCAAGGAAGACCCGTAAGGATCTTTCCAATCTTACCAGTGAGGGAACTCCAATCAAGTCCAACTAAGACATCACCAAGTGTGCCAAATATTAAGTCTCCAACATTTTGCAGGGCTTTCTTAACTTTGTTTTCATCTAATTCGCCGATGAAATTGTTAACGAACTCAGTAAACGAATTGGCGACTTTCTTTCTTATCTTGCCATCGCCAAGGAGTGCGTTGATTGTGTCAGCTACACCGTTGACGAATTTTCCAAGCGTCCTTCCCATATCACCGAAGTCAAGCTCGTCCAAAGCAGAGAGAATCATGATCTTCAGCTTTCCGCCAAAGCTTGAGAAGTTGAATTTTTCAACCCAACCACCAAATAGATTCCATGCCGCCTTGAATTTCTGCACGATTGCTCTGCCAAAGGCATCTGCGTCCCATGCATTAATGAGGCTGTTCATTCCAGTTGCGAAGTAGCTTCCGAAATTCCTCCACTCAAATCCCTTGAACCATGCAAGGATAATATATGATATGTCGTTTAGACCTCTAGCAAGCGTCTGCCCGATAAGGGACCAATCAATCCATCTCATCATGGAGTTGAAAGCGGTTTGGAAAGGCGTAATGAATTTATCGACAACATATGGCTTTATCTTGTTCCAATCGAGGACATCGTAGATAAACTTGAATCCGGCATTAATGCCTTCGGCTACGATTCTTCCAAGATTTGCCCATTGCCCCTTTTGGAACGCCTCTCTGATTCTTGCGGCCCAACGGTTGATTTTCTGAAGAACAGGAGAATTATCAACATCAAATCCTTCCAAGTCTCCAAGTCCAAGGTCACCAAGACCTCCGGCTCCACCGCCGCCTCCGCCGCCTCCACCGCCACCGCCACCACTTCCTGCGGTATTGGTATCTTTGGCAAGCTGATTGAGTTCATCGAATGGTAAAACGGTTAACTGTTTCTTGAGTTCCTTTGCGGCTTTTCCGGCTCCGCCAAGTCCATCTGCCGCTCCACCGCCTGCGTCTCCGATGCCACCAACTGCATCAGCCGCATCATCAAGGTTACCAACAAGGTCACTTGCTACGCCCTTTGTGGCTCCTATGGCTTTCCCGAATAGAGTTGCCATAAATGCTCTAAACACATTTGCCGCTTGGATAAGCTTGCGGACCAATGCATTGAGCCAACTAATAGCCGGAGCAATGGCAGAAATGAGTCCTTGGCCAATTGTGGAGCCAAGAACCTGGAAGTTAAGAGATAACAGTCTTACTTGGTTTGCAAATGTTCCCGAAGTTCTTGCGAAGTCTCCCTGTGCATACTGTGTAGCATTAAGGATGTACTGGTATCTCAATGCCATCTGCGTGGCTTGATCCATACTCTGCCAAGACTGCGTAATCCCTTGGCTTAAAGCAAATGCTTGTAAGTTGGCAACGGACATGTTAACGCCGATTGCTCTTAACGGTCGAGTCATCCCGGCCAAGCCTGACTGGATCTTAGTCATCGCTTCATCAACACTTATGTCGTAAAACGATGCGATGTCTCCGGCTCTCTCAATCAAGTCGGTTGACATCTTAGCCGCACTGTCTCTCATCCCCTCAGTGATGTCAAAACCACTTGAGTTAAACATGGACATTAAACGTCCGGCATATTGCTTTGCCGCTAATTCAGATACACCGAATGCATCGATGGTACTCTTCGACCAATCATACACATATCCCGATATATCTTCGTAGCCTTTCTTCAAGTCGCCGAATGCAGTGTCGATGACGTTCTCGATTTCTACTAGTGACGACCCGGTGTTGACCGCATCTTTCGCCCAATCAAAAATTCCTCTTATTCCGAAGAATGGAAGAACACTCCTGAGAAGGTTTCCGAAACTGATTGCGGTTCTGTCTACGTCGCTTGAAAGTCTAGGTATAAGTCCGACTTTACTTGCAAAGTTAGCAATTGCTCTTGCTCCTTGACCGCCAAGACTAACAGCACAAGAAACAAGTTTCTTCAGTTCAGCAGTAGCCGCTCTAGCACCATCTGCGATAACGTGGCCGAAGCCTCCTTTACCGCTCCCAACAAGTCCGCTAGTATTTAAAGCCTGTCCAGCTCCTCTCCCGGCAGATGCGAGATTTCCAAGTCCTTGGATTGTCATCGCCAAATTGTTGTTAATTTCAGGTGCGTTAGAAACAGCGTTCAGGAATTCCACGACAGCCGCCGCAAGGTCTTTTAAGTTAGCTGCAGTCTGTCCAGTTTTCTCTCCGGCAGATGCGAGTCTAGCAAGCGAGCCGACAAATTGATTGACCGATGCGGACATATCCCCAAGACCTTGGAACATAACCACGGCCTCTTTCAACCTTGGCACAAGAATCCTCAACCCTGTCGCCGTCTTCTCCGTTTTTTCTCCGGCATTTGCAAGCCTAGCCAACGAAGAAACGAATCCATTAAGTCTGCTCGATACATCTCCAGTTTGAGATATATCCTTGACAAGAGAAGCGACTTCTTTTAAAGACGAAACATCGGGCTTACTTTCGGAAAGTCTGCGGAAGGCATTTATGGTTGAATTGATACCATTGCTATCGCCCTTTATGTTGGCATCGGGCATTTGCAGATTCTTCAGTTTCTCAATGTTATCAAGTCCGCTTATCGAAAACTTAATGTTAATGTCTTTGCTTTTGAGTCTCTTGCTGACCGCAGCAATATCCAACATTTTTGACTTGGTATCGCTAAAGTCAACAGTAGCAAGTGCCTTGAGGCTCTGCGTAAGGCCGTCGATGGAATGTGCCGCAGTTGCAACGCTACTCGCACTCGACCCGACCCTACTCATTGCACTAGCCAGTCTGTCTAGCTGTGTTATCGCGCTAGAGGCATCTGAACTAATTTTTATTTGTAATTCATCGATAGTTTGTGCCATGTAGCGTACCTCTTAGATAAAAAAAACAGGCAAGGTGATTAGCCTTGCCCATTCCTTCCTTTAAAATTCTCATTGAAAACAATTGCCCATGCGGAAAACTTCTTGAAGTCGCTCTCAGGATCATTTGCCTCTTCCTCGGCTATTGCACTGAAAGGCTTGTCGAGGTATTTGGCATGAGACTTCTTTCCGTTCAAGGCATTGCTTACAGCTACGCCAACGGCATTGGTGACATATGCACCCATGAGCCACATATCGTAGTCACGACGTTCTTGCATCATGGCATCCATTGTTCTATATGGCTCTAGCTCAACAGGAGTTGAATCCCAAAATCTTTCCTCTGATACTCCTAACATCAGGAAGTACGGCAAGGCGTTCTTTAGGACTTGCTCTCTGTAAGAGGCATATCGATCACCTGAGTCCTCACTGGCTCGTTCTCCATCTCCGTCTTGGTCTGCTCCGCTACCGTCTGAATCTTCTCCGCTTCGGTCGCCGCTCCCATCAGTGCGGATAAAAAACCGTTCTTCTCCAATTCTCCCTGAAGATCCGCAAACAGTGTTGCCGCCGTCTGCTCGTTGTCTTCACTGGCTTCGTCCTCATAGTCGTCGAAGATATCAAAGATTTCACCGATACGGGCTTTCTTCTCTTCCTCCGAATCATACCCGAATTCGTCCTTATGGTATTTCTGGAGTCCAGCGAGAAGAAGTTCTGCCGTAGTTACTGCAAGCTTGTTGATGACACCCTTTGCATCAAGATCATCGAAGTTGCCAACAGCAGATATCTTATCAAGCAGGTCGCCTTCGCAGATTACTCGATATGTGAATCGAACCTTATACTCTTTGCCGCGAACTTTTAAAATATACATAACAACTGCCCTCCTCAGTTATTAAAAAATCCTTATGCTGCAGAAATATCGATCGTGGTCGAAGGATATACAACGATTGTCATTTCGATCAATCCGTTAACCTCTCCCTCGTTAACATATACATCGTACTGCCCTTCCCATGTAGCCTTTGCCCCGGCACTGCCGCCGAATGTAAGCTCGAAGAAGCCGTCCTTCAGAGCATTGGTCTTCAGGGCGGTATATTTGTCCTGAAGGAAATTGGCAGTGAACTGCATGGACTCGACAGACTGAACACCAGGCCATTTAATGTTCGCATCGGTTCGCTACGCCGATGCCGTTCTCTTACGAACTGCTATGCCTTTATCTATACGCATAGGTCAGACTATATCACCATCCCAGTAGGATGCTCCCCATTTCCACTCGCTTGAGTGTACTCTCTTTCGAGATAGTCGTTGAACCTTCATCATTGCTGATGCTTGGCTACTGATTGTCCTTGAGTTGTCCATTCTCAAGGAGTTTCCAGTAATTAAAGGAGTTATTCGACAAGCATTACTGCTTGAAGTCGCACCTTAGTTTACGAAAGTCTGTGCCTCATCTGTCAGGTCTGTGGACTCGATCTGTTCTCTCTCTCCGCCAAGCTGCGGATATGTCTTAATCTTGCACATCTCGGCCAAAGAAGCTTTCTCTGTGCCGAATTTAAGAGTCGTGCCGATAGTATTATGAGCCTTACCCATGATATAGACCTCCTAAATAGTCGTGGTCAGTGACACTCTCCCATCTGAGTGCCAGTTATGTGTTTATGTTTCTGACAAGTCAAGCAACTCGCCAGTGTATCTGAGGTCGTATCGTCCAATGTATCGATGGACCTCGTTATTTTTAAACCGCTGTGCAAAGCCTGTGCTGTAAAAGCCCATGTTGAATAACACCACCTTGGTAGCGTCCTCAAGCTTCATAGCTACAGATTCTTTCTTTGCGTAACATTCCACTTGGACATTCACGATGATGCCGTTCTCATTGTTGCAGAGATCCCTAGCTTGTAACCAAGTGTAGTTGGTCATAGGCTTAAAGGATATCCACGGCATTATTGAGCCGACATCCGATTTGCCAAAAGAAATATTCTCGGCGGCAATAACTTTAGCTTCAACAAGTTCAGTCTTGAACCTCTCGAAGATTTCCTCAATAGGATTGTTTGTGATTTCAGCCATGTCAGCACCTATTTCCCTTTGAAAGTGGACCTAGCGATATCTGCATATGTTTGATCCATTCTTGACTTGGCATGGGCAAGAGGCATAGCTGCTTCAGTACCGTATGATACGACCTCAACGCCGTTATCGTCAGTGTACAGCCATTTCTCATTAGCACCCTGTCCATGTCCGTATGAACCAATCGTATAGCCAAGCTCCACTCCATTAGGATGTGGCGATGTCCCGGCTTCTGTGTTGTAGTGAACTCCGGCTCCAAACTCAACGAAGACTGCATCTTCACCATGAATGCTTATCTCTGCATACATTGTGCCGCCTGAATCCACCTTGACATGAGGATCGACGTTTGTAAGTGATGGCGGTTCAGAATCACCCTTGAAAGTGTTCAAATGCTCTCCGGCTTCTTGTATCCCAACTCTTGCAAGGTTGTCTACGAAATCCTTGTTTTTGTTGATGAGCTGAAGCTGTATCTTGTCAATCCGTGCGATTGCTTTTTCGATTGACTTCGGTGATAGAGCATTGAGCCTTATCTCCATTAAGCACCACCTACCTCGTTGCCGTTCTTCTTGATAAGGTATCTTGCGACAGTTCCCATCTTGGTATCTACCTTCCGCTTCAGCGTATAGTCAGGATGCACCGTGGGATTGCCGTCCTCATCAAGTTTCAAGCTTCCATCTTCGTTTAGTTCAGGCGAGACATCTACCCATACCTGAGTTCCCTCAATCGGGTCGAACCTACGGTCAAATGATGTGATGTATCTGTCGTAGTCAGGGACAATACCAACAGCATAATCTTCAGGAGTCGAGCCTGTCGGCGAAACCGAAAATTTGTGCATCTCTGGTTTGGTAAAAGTCGAAACCTCGTCGATACCGTCGTAGCCCATCGCCTTGACAGAAAACCACAGCTCTTGCGTCTGCCTTACTAAGCACCTCATGTGTTTCCCCCTTTAAAAATCAGTGTCCAGCCCAACCGCCCCGATAGGACACTCCCTACAACCGTAGTGGAGGGTCTACGGTCATGCAACCGTCTTACATAGTTACAAATGGCACGACTCTGTGTTGCGTATATATGTTGCCCTTGTTATTCCACATTCGGTATAGGCCGGACTCGATATGCATCGACTGAAATTCCGCGCCCTGTTGGATGCACTCATATAACGCCAAGTCGGCAATGCAACTGGTATGCTTGGTCATGTCGGCAAGAATAGCCTCGTCATCCCAACTTGATGGATAATTTCTGTATTCCTTGAATGCCAACATTGCCCTATCAGTAAAGACACTGACTGCACTAAAATCACAAGAATCTGCAAGGTACTGCATTAAGATAGTTATGATAGATTGTTTAAGTGTATCCACAGCCAATGTCCTTTCTCGTCAGGTCTTGCTAGGTCTGCCTCGCTTGATCGTCTTAGGCTTCTCGTCCTTTGTGGACGTAGCCTTAGTATCCGTTGTATTCTTCTCTGGCTGATCGAGTGCGGACTGTGTGGTCATTGCCCCGATACTGCCTCTGTTTCGTCTGAGTAGCATACCCATAGTGCTTGCTCCTTAAACTCTAGGCCCCCACAATCGAGGGCCTAGCCACAAAACCATAATCTTGAACTTCGACTTACTCCTCGGGCATCTTGATGATGCGATCCTTGTTGTAGACGTAAGAAACGAAGTGCTTCGATGCGGTCACGACCGTGCTGAAGTTCACGATGTCTCTGTCCTTCTCAACGAGGACTTCTCTCTTGTTGTAGATTGCCAACGCACCGGGCTTAACGATGTAAGCACACTTTGCGGCAGTCAGCTTGTTGGAAACCACAACCTGGCAACCATAGATCATGCCGACAGTGCCACGGATGATAGCGTTCGCCGCAACCTCAGTTCCAGGAATCCATCCGTTAGCCTTGCGGAGTGTCTCGTAGGCTTTCGGATTTACGAGGATAACTTTATCGCCATCGATGTCTTCGCCGAACATTGTCAGCGCAGTAGCTACACCGTCAGCAGTCAGCGCACCAGCCGTAGCGATGTGTGCATCAGTACCAGTGATAGCCGCCATCTTAGCAAGAACATCATTGTCAACGGCATCAGCCATTGCTCTTGCGATCTGGTCGATAGCCTCATCCAGAGGTCTGCCATAACCGCTGAGCAGGGCCTCATCGGTAAGCTGAACGCCAGCTGCGATTTTCTGAATGGTTACATCAACCTTGGCACCAGTAAGCTGTGAGATGGTAACGTCAGTTCCTTCAGGAACGACACTGGCCACTACCGACTTATTGAAGTATGGAAGGCTGATGGTGTTGCCCGGTCTGCCGACAAGAGTGTTGTCAACGGTTGCAAGAGGGGCAAATCTGATGTAATCCCACAGTTTCTTGTTGATCTTATCGCCGACTACCTGGGGATTGAAAAGGTTAGTAAGATACGTTCCAGTAGTTGTATCAACTGTAGCCATAATAAAACTCCTATAATTTTTGTAGGTCAGCGGCTCTCACCGGATTGAGAGTCGGTTTGGTTTACTGAACAAATTTCTTGTAAACAGCCGGATGTTCGTTGTAAAGCTTCGTCAGTTCCTCAACGCCCATGTTATCGAACTGTTCCTGAGTAAGATGGATGTCATCATCGTTCCCAGTAGCCGGAACAGGCATCGTCTTCATGATGTCAGCACGGATCTTCTTCTCCATGTTGTCCATATAGGACTTCTGAATGCGGAAGAGTTCGTCTGTATCGCCGGAATACTGTGCTTCAGCCGCCTTGGTGGCCATTTCCTCTGAATATCCGCAACTCATAAACGACTTGGCAAATTTATTGATTGCAGATTCCTTGCGGAGTGCCTCAAGTTCCTCTTTGATTGCCGCATCTCTCTCAGCCTTCTCCATAGACAGCTTCTCGGATTCGCTCTGCGTGTCCATGTACTTTTTCTTCCAGCTGGATGCATCGGAAGAACTCTTATCTACTGCCTTCTTCAGCCTCTTGTTCTCGGCAAGCAGTTCTGCCATCTGCTCTTCGGCAGTTTTTGTCTCCACCTTTGGCTCAGTGCCTTCAGTGTTCTCTGCTTCTGTGGTAACTTTGATATTCTCGTCCATAATTCTCCTTGCGTGATTAACGTCTTTCTCTAGACGGTGTGAATAGTGCGTTTTTTACCGTGCGTCTCTGCACTTTGCGCTTTTTACGTTCATCTCCGAACGGTTTATGAATATATAGCACAGCACCGACAATTAGCTATATTGTCAGCACTCGCACCTAAAGAGTCATCGAGGGGATACATAAGCAGTTCCCCACCGACCTCGAAAGGTTCTGTAATCGGGATGGTCGTTCCGTTCACTTCGTGATGAGCATCCCTTTCTCTGCCATCGATGATTGTTCTCCATGTCTTGCGAGTCATGCCTTGCTTGATGGCATCAGCAATTTCTCCATAGCACATGATTGCATTTGACTCTGTCGCCGCCATGTTTATCGCCCTGTCGGCAGAAGTCATATACTCTTCGCCCTGATGCTGAAAGGTGGATAAACCAACTTCCTGTCCGAAGCGTTCAGCTTTTGCACGGATTTCATCATCATCGATTCTTCGAGTTGCCACGGCGAGAAAAGCAAGAGTGAATAGCTCGATTGCCTCTCCAAGCCAAGGCTCGTCTTGTTTCTGCCTAATCTCGACCAACGACAGAATGTCAAGGAATCTGTCCTCAAGTGCCATTGCTATAAGCACTCTGTCTGTCTTTTGGTCTTGTGAGATTGGCATCACATCGAAGAATTCCTCATACGTTTCCCTCGATAAGCTATTCAGTTCGTCAAATCGAAGGTCTGTTGTTCTCATACCGCAGAAGAATTCTCCCTGTTCTGCTCCGCATTGACATCGTCAGCACCCTTTACACCGTCAACGCCGACTCCATTGCCCGTCTGAGGCTCGGCATCGTTTGTGTTGGTCTTTGTCATTTTGCCTGTCAGAATCTTGTTTATCATCTCAAGCGAATCGATAGTCACCTGCTGTGCGTCATCAAATATATCAACCGTGGCAATAGCCTTGCCGGGGTCAATTCCGATGTTAATGAGATTAGCAAGCGCAGATGTCCTCGACACAAGGTCATATGTCTTGTTGCGGCTGAATTTCACGATCACATCGCTCTTCTTCAGTTCCTTCAGTTCTTCGGGAACATCAGGCGTATTCTTGAAGATTGCGATGATGATACTCAGCAGTTCCATTTCAGATGCGGAGAAAATCGGCTCTGCCGTTTTTGCCATCGTCTCAGCCAACTGCCAACCGTTCGACAATAGAATCGCCGCACCAGTGTTTCCACCACTTGCGCTGTCTCTGCCTGGGACTCCTGCGATTTCAAGCATCTGATCATACATATAATCGACAAGTGACTGAGTCTCTTGCTGATTCAGTGCAGATGTGACATATGTGACCTTGGCTTCTTTGCCATCTGCTGTGGTCGTAGTCTGAATAAAGCCGCCATTCCGCAGTTCGTCCTTTTGGTTTTCGTCGATAGAACAGTTGTGCAACCACAGAATCGCTTGTACATACTGGGCAACATCGTTTACTCTGTCAGAGTTCGTGATGTTCAGTGCATCCATCAGAGGAATTACTGCCTCAAAACAGGCCATCTTGTTGATGTCATTTTTGAACTCAACAATCGGGATTTTGCCAATGATGTTTGGACGCTTGCTGACAATCTTGTAATCAACAAGTTCGTATACCCAGTCAGGTGTATAAGCAGTGATTCTAGGCAGTGCCTGCTCATAAATCCACGAATACGTCACGGCGAGACATTTGCGCTTGTACGCATCATTCGTGTAAACACAATATGTGTTCAGCGGATTCAGCACGACTAGATCAAACGGAGCGATGTCATCGGACTCTTCCAGTTTTGGATACGCAAGCATATAACCCAGCCCTGTGGTTTTAAAGTCATGTGCAAGCTCTATGTCCTTCCCGGGCTTTCCCTGTTCGATGAGCATCTCGTTAAGCATCGAGACTCGCTTGTCATCCTGATTTGGGTCTGCCTTACTGAAATCGTCCTTTGCTCTCTGTACAAACATGATTGGCGAAGCAAATTCGTATCCAACCTTGAAATTTGTCACGAGAGCTGCGTAGTTAGCGCACAGCTTGACGTTGATTTCCGGCCTCACATCTTTTACGCGATAGAAAATCGGCTGATTGCCCTTCTCGTACTCCTTGAGGTAAAGCATCTCACTGCGATTCTCTCCATGCACAAGCATTGTCTGTCTGACTGCGGCGATAAGATTTGAATCTACAGACAAATCCATCGGATTGATGTAGATGGTCCTTCGCCCAGTAAAGAGCGGAGACTGTGCAGCTGTCGCATTGCTATTCTGTTTTGTCTCTGTGTTTGCGCTCTGATTTTCAGCCA